AATTTTGAGTTGCTTTATTATCAGAAGATACCTTCGTTGATAACCAACACAAATAACTGGCTCTTACTAGAAGCGCCTGATGTATACCTCTATGGAGCGTTATTACATTCAGCACCGTATCTAGCGGAAGATGCAAGAATAGCAGTATGGGCGCAATTATACTCTGCGGCAATACAGCGATTAAACCAAACCTCTGAGGATGCTATGTTTAGCGGCTCAGGATTAACACTTAAAGTGAGGGGATTAGTATGAGTTTTACAAACTTTTTAGAAACGGAAATTTTAGACCACGTATTTGCTGGAGCGGCTTACTCAGCTCCTTCTCAGCATTACTTAGCATTATTCACAGCCGCACCGGGAGAAACTGGTGGTGGTACTGAATGTTCAACTTCAGGTACAGCTTACGCACGTAGACCTGTTAACTTTGCAACATCAGGTGCAACGACATCAAACAACGCGGCAGTAGAATTTGCTACAGCAACTGCGGCATTTGGTACGGTAACACACGTAGCAGTATTTGATGCGGCTACATCAGGAAACATGATGGCATATGCAACATTAGCATCATCCAAAGCGATTGAGACTGGTGACGTGTTTCGTGTTCCATCAGGTGACTTAGACATAACGCTCAACTAATACAGTTGTAACGTATGGCTTTTGAATACGGTGAATCGTATTATGGCTTACGTACTTGGGGTAGTAGTGACGGTGATGTAAAAGATGCTTCAGCCGCGCTAACAGCTACATCAGGTGCTGGTGCTGTAGAATGGGAAATAGCTATTGGAGCTAGTGCGGCAATAACTGCTACTGCTAGTGTATCTTGTAGTGCCGAAAAGATAATCCTTGAAGAGTCTGACCGATATACGTATGGTTCAGGCTTGTGGGGTCGTAATGTCTTTGCTGGTAATGCGGACTTACAGACTATTGTATCTGCAACATCGTCTATTGCTAATGTAGTAATACAGAGAGTAAGAGAAAAAAGTGTAACAGTATCTGCAACTTGTAGTGTAGCGGCAATAGGTGGAATGCAAAGAGATACTTCTTGTACTTCTACTACTAACTCTGTCATACCTAATCTACCAGCTACAACGCTAAGAGTTAGAGAAAGTAGTGCTACGGTAACAGCGGCTGGTGCAACTAATACTGTAGTGGCTACATGTACGTGGAATACAGGTGCAACAGTAACAGCGGCTGGCGCTTTAACTGGGGCGGCAATTAAGTTCTTCCTAGAAAGTTCCGATAAGTATGCGTATGGTTCAGGCTTGTGGGGTACACAAAGATATGACCAAGAAGACTTACAAACAATTGTATCTGCTACTTCAGTTGGAACATCTTGTATAGGCGCTAAAGTTAATCTTGTACCAATTGCAATATTTGCAGTGTCACCAACTTCTTGTAGTGCTGAAGATATAAAACAACCTGTTGCCGCAACAACTGCTAACGCAACTATATCGTCTAGGGCAGAAGCAATCTTTATTTCATCAGGTGCAATGACATCTACTTCAGTAACTGCGTTTACTTCAGTACAAAGAGTTAGACAAGATACTGGTGCTGTATCATCAACATCAGGGGTAGCTTTACTTGGTAGAGAAAAATGGGTACTTATTACAAACGATTCAGTAACTTGGACACAAATAGCGGCATAACATTATGGCAATGATACCACTACAAATACCACCCGGCGTTCATGCAAATGGAACTGTGTTTGAATCTTCTAACAGATGGCGAGAAGCTAGTTTAGTTAGATGGCATGATGGCTCTATGAGACCAGTTGGTGGATGGACAACTAGAAAAGCTAATGCGTTTACGTATGCACCAAGAGCAATGCTTGCTTATTTAGACAACTCAAGTGATGAACATTTAGTAGCTGGAACTTATGATAAATTGTATTATGTGAACCCCTCACAAACAATAACTGACATAACTCCATCTTCAGGATTTACATCAGGCACTGCAAACGGTGCGCTAAATAATGGCTTTGGTGGTGGTTTTTATGGTCGTACTAATTACGGTAGAGCGCCATCAAGCTCAGGAGTTTATGAAGAAGCTACAACATGGGCATTAGATACATGGGGAGAATACCTTTTAGCGGTATCTTCAACTGATGGAAAACTATTAGAATGGCAAGGTAGTGTTAATGCTAATGCCGCTACAGTGTCTAATGCACCTACTGGTAATAATTCAATGATAGTTACAGAAGAGCGCTTTGTATTTTGTCTTGGTGCTGGTGGCAATCCTCGTAAGGTTGCTTGGTCTGATAAAGAAAACAATACAGTATGGTCTGCTTCAGCTACAAACGAAGCTGGTGACATGGAGTTACAAACTACTGGTCAGATTATGTGTGGTGTTAAAGTGAGAGGTGCTACCTTAATACTAACAGATACTGATGCACATATAGCTACTTACTCAGGAGCGCCATTTGTATATGGATTTCAAAGAGTAGGAACCGCATGTGGTGTATCTTCTAGAAAAGGTGCAGTAGCAATTGATGAAGGCGCTTTTTGGATGGGTAAAAAAGGTTTCTTTACATTTGATGGCTCAACCGCTAAAGAAATACCATGTGAAGTAGCTGACTATATATTTGATGACATGAACCAATCACAAGTAAGCAAAGTTTACGCAGTACACAATTCACAATTTGGTGAGATATGGTGGTTTTATCCTTCAGCAAACTCAACAGAAAACGATAGATACGTTACCCTTGATTATAAAGAAGGTCATTGGGCAACTGGTGAATTAAGCAGAACTGCTGGTGTAGATATAGGAATCTTTACTAATCCAATTTGGGCAGATGCAAGTGGTAATCTTTACAACCAAGAGACAGGATACACGCACACAGGCTCAGAAAAACCTTATGCAGAATCCGGCTCTATAACTCTTGGTAATGGTGATAGTATTATGAAAGTAAATCAACTAATACCTGACGAAAAAACACAAGGTCAAGTAGCTGTAACATTTAAAACAAGATTTCATCCTAATGACACAGAAACAGTACATGGTGCATTTTCTCTTTCTAACCCAACAGATGTTAGATTTACAGGAAGACAAGTTAGGGTTAAAATACAAGGCGTAGGAAATGATAATTGGCGTTCAGGAATTATGAGAATAGATGCAAATCCGGGTGGTAGACGATGAGTATTGCCACGCCACCACCACCATTAGGAACTAATTGGAAGTCTTGGGCAGAACGATTAAATTATTTTATGACATCTACACGCAACAAATTACAATACTATGATGCAACAGCAAAAGCCACAGAAGATGGAGTATTAATGTGGGATGAAGCTCAAAATGCAGTGGTAGTATCTAAAAATGGTGCTTGGGTAAAATTAAAATACGACCCATGAATATACAAGAACAACTTATGGCTGGAAAGGATTGGATTATGTCTGCGCTTAATAAAGGCGGTGATACTCATGATTTTAAAGACATAGTAGATGGAGTGTTAAGTGGTCACATGCAGTTATGGATGGGGTCAAACGGATGTGCAGTTACAGAGATTGTAGTGTATCCTAACAAGAAAGTGTTACACGTATTCTTAGCCGGTGGAGATAAAGGCTACGGAATTAAACAAATTACAGACATGCATGATAGTGCAATGGCATGGGGAAAAGAACAAGGCTGTGACGGAATGTCAATAGCCGGTAGAAAAGGATGGAAACGTGTTCTCGAGTCTAAAGGATGGAAAGAACAACTGACTATATTAGCAAAGGAGTTTTAGCATGAGTGGTGGCGGCGGAAAAGGTGGAGGACAGAAAACAACTACAGAGACAACAGTACCTGAGTTTATAAGAGGGCCAGCAGATAGAAATTTACAGAGAGCTGAAGCCTTACAACAAATTGAATACATGCCATATTATGGGCCTCAAGTTGCGGCCTTTAATGATAATCAAGCGGCGGCATTTCAGAACAATAATAATGCGGCTTCTGCATTTGGTTTGATAGCTCCTACAAATGCTATGAGCAGTATGCCAACCCCAACTACATACGATAATGGTATGAAGGGTTATAGCTCTATTCCATTGTACGACCAAGCCATGACAGATTTAAAAGCAAACTACGGTAATACAGTAGATGCTTATGACGCATTGTTTGGTAATGCAGTACCAACAAATACACCTCAAAATACAGGTGGCGGCGGTGGCGGCGGTGGCGGCGGTGTTAGCTTTAACTTTGGCGGTAGTACGCCTGATTTGAGTTACGCGGAAACAATGGCACAAACATACGCAAATACTAAAGTAGGTGAAGACGCAAGTGGTGAATCAATTTATGGATATACTGGACAAGGTGATGCTGGCGGCAGAGCTGGTGTAATGGATATTGGCCCTAAAGAAAATTACAACCTCAACGTTCAAGCCCCTACACGTACACCTACAACGTATGAATCACAAAAAACCTATAAGTCTAAAGGTGGAAATTATGTTAGAAAAAATCCATTTACAGGAGGTCGCTAATGGCTGGACAAGCACCCGGAGGTCAGAGGACACCACCAAATATTAACAGCTTAGCGGCGCAAGGACTACAAGGCGCTGGTTTAGGAGCGGCGGCTGGTATGGCTTATACGCCTAGTCAAGTAGGTGTTGTAGGAACAAGCGCGTCAGTTAGTCCAACAAGTGTAGCTGGCTCAAATGTCAATGCTACAAACGTTGCTGGTTCTAACGTTAACCCAGCGCTAAACAATGTTGCTGGCTCTAATGTTAATACTAATTATGTTGGTAGTAATGTAAACCCTACTAATGTCAGTGGCACAAATGTGAATGCCGCGCTAAACAATGTTGCTGGCTCAGATGTTGCTGGTTCTAATGTTGCTGGTTCTAATATCAATGCACAACAAATAGGCGCACAGTCTGCTAGTCCTGAAGTAATGGCTCAAATGATGAGAAATACATCAATGACTCATTACATGAACCCGTACACAGACTCAGTAATTAGAGCTAATGAGACTGACATTTTACGTGGCGCAAACATGGGATTAGACATGCTAGGCGCACAAGCACAAGCGGCTGGTGGCTTTGGTGGTTCAAGACATGGTATTGCTATGGGAGAAATGGGTAGAGGTGTAGCTGAACAGTTAGCACAATCTTCTGCGGGTCTTAGACAAGCTGGTTACCAAAACGCTCAAGCAATGGCTGGTCAAGATATAGCAAACAATTTTCAATCTCAAATGGCTAACCAAGCTGGTGGTCAATTTAATATTAATACAAATATGCAAAGACAGTTAGCTAACCAAGGTGCTGGATTACAAGCCTCACAAGCTAATCAACAGAATGCAATACAAGCTGGTTTAGCTAATCAACAGAACGCGCTACAAGCGTCAGGAATGAACCAACAGAACGCCTTACAAGCGGCTGGTATGAACCAATCTGCTGGCATGCAAGGTCAATTAGCAAACCAACAAAATGCACTACAAGCGGCTGGTATGAATCAGTCAGCCGGTATGCAAGGACAACTAGCTAATCAAGCAAACAGAATGCAAGCTCTAGGAATGGGTCAAAATTCTGCTTTGTCAAACCAACAAAATGCATTACAGGCTCAAGGTATGAACCAACAGTATGGTATGCAAGGTCAACTTGCTAACCAAGGTAACGCTTTACAAGCTGGACTTGCTAACCAATCGGCTAACATGCAAGCTGGACTATCTAATCAAAGCAATGCATTACAGGCTGGTGGAATGAATCAGCAATACAATATGCAAGGTCAGTTAGCAAATCAAAGTGCTGGTATGCAAGACATACAAAATCAATTACAAGCTTCATTAGCAAATCAGAGTGCTGGCTTACAAGGTAATCAATTAAGACTTGGAGCGGCTAATCAATTAGGTCAAACTGCTAACCTTGGATTTAACATGGGTCAAACAGTTAACAATAACTTGGCTATGCAAGGCGCTCAACAACAAGCAATGCAACAAGCGCTTATGTCGGCGGCACAACAACAATTTCAAGGTTACAAAGGACAAGGCGCAAACGGTATTGGCTATGTAAACCAAGCTCTTGGA